TGTCTTTGAGTCTGATAATTTCCGCGTTCAATCTGTCTGTGAATAACGATGCCGAGTCTGCTGAGACAATGGCGAATTGCTCATAAGTTGAACGTTTCATAAAAAAAAGTCACCTCCTTTTAGATTTGAGGTGACTATATAATTTCCTTTGGTATTTAATTTGGACTAAAATCGAGTTAGAGATGGATAATTTCCTTTAAAACGTTGAAAAATGCGCGTTTTGTAAGAAAAATGTTCCGAATTATGATTTTAGGAATAGTTGTCACCTCGATTTGATTATAACGCCTCCCCCCAAAATGTCAAGCACTCTATCCCTCCCCTTAATGAATGTGTATAATTGAGACGGAGGTGACTATTATGGCATTGTTTAATTTTGGGAAGAAAAAAGTTGCTCTTCAACCTCAGCTATCCGAAGAACGTATAATCCCAAAGAAAGATATTATTTCAGTTCAAACATTTACACAGGCAAAGTCCTTCCGTGGTTTCCGTAGAATCAATATTTCTACATATATGCTTGATGGTGTCGAGAAGAACCTTGCCTACTTCCGCGAGCGCGGGTTTGATTTTACAAATAGTGCGGTCCAGGTGATGGTTGTAAAAGCTGATAATGAAAAAGGCAAATGTTTAAGAATTGTTGTTGACGGGAAGTTTATTGGTAATGTATACAAGAACATATCCAACAGCGAGGCGTTCGATATGGCAGTCGATAAAAAGCTCGATAAGGTCCATGTATTAATAGAAGATGTTATTCTGGATGATGGCAAATACTATGGAACCGAGACATACATACTGCTACACTGGCCAAACATAGGCCCCAAAGTAAAAGTCTCTGTGGAATAACCCCCAAAAACGCAAAAGAACCGGAGCAATCAAGCCCCGGTTTTCTCTTGCGTGATATTGTAGAAAGGAGGTGAAAGTATCTGTCGCCTTCCCAGAGCGACCTTATTCGGTCTCGGAGCCTCCGTCGAACCATTCCGGCTTGAGTCCCCGGCTCTTGCACCACTTACTGAAAACTGATGTCATGTACCAGTTGCCCTTCAGCTTGACAAAGTAATGCTCAGCGATCTTGAGTATCTCGGTCTGTTCGTCCGGCTGCATAAGTATCAGCAATAGGAGCTGAGTCCTGAGACCGTCCTTTTCGAGCTTCTTCAGAGTGCCCTTAAGGTTCTTCTTTGTGTCCCAGCGTGTGATCAAAAACTGCACCAGCGCGAAGAATCCGTTGCTGGCGAGTATTGCGATAACAAGTGTTGTGATTATTTGGTTATCCATTACCGATCACCTCACTTTAATCTCACGATGGCGATGATTTTCCGTTTGCCATTGTAAGCATAATTTCCCCAGTATCCCTTTTTCCTGTTCTCGGCTGAATGGTTATCCCATACGATAGGATTTGAGCCATTCCACGCGCCGTTGAGGATAAGGATGTGCGAGCCGGCACCAGAGTCGTGCTTGTCTCCTACCATTACGATGTCCCCTTCCCTCAGATTGTTTCTGTAGCCCGCGAGAGTAACATCGCCCGGGTAGATGACTTGCATCTTGCTGTTCTGGCCGTAAACCTTGCCCTTCTCATCATGCCATATGTATTTACCGCTCGGGAGGATGCCTATCCGCTGAAGTACACAGGCAACGTATGTGACACAGGTGCCCCTATATTTCGACTTTGCGATGGTCGGATTCGATTCCCACACATACTTATAGTTCTTCATCCATTCAGCCTGATCGACACACGCATCCATTTCCTTCTGGATCAGAATCTTTTTCGGATAGTCGGCCTTCTCGTGCTCGTTGAGATACTTCTGCCATGCCTTCATTGAGTTTGTGCCGAAGATCCCGTCAGCTGTGACACCTATCTTCTTCTGCCACGCCTTGACCGTGTTGATGCCGAGAACTCCGTCCTGTGTAGTGCCGACCCATCGCTGAAGGTTCCTGATGCACGGAGATCCACCCGTTCCGAACTGTACCGAGGTCAATGCCGGATAATACTTCTTGAGCGACTTGTTCTGCCCGGATATGATTCCGTCTTTGGTCGTTCCGAAGAACCTTTGCGTCTCTTTGACCGTAGCCGCTCCGCCTACTCCGTCGCAGATAAGTTTGCCGTTCTCGTCGTATGGGCTCACAGCAACAGACACATCGGTATGGAGTGCGTTTCCCATATATGGAGCTGACACACCGTTCCCATAGCTGTTTATTCCGTTGCCGTAGGTATAGTGATGGTTCGGAAGCGTCTTGATCCATCTGATAGACGCTTTTCTGTTTGCCAGCGTGTCGGTGACTCCTCTCTGATAGAAGTCGACCGCCTGTCCGCTCAAATGGAGGCTGTTCTGTATGCTTCCGCCGAGCTTGCTGTTGTAAGTCCTGTCCCTCAATCCACAAGTCACTGTGACCGGTCTGCCCCAATGGTCGCGAATAGACTGGATGTTCTTCAGCATTTCCACTTTGAGTGTTGACGGATATCCACAGCAATACTTGCCTCCGCACTCGCAACGAAACTCTTTGACGGAGAAGTTCTTCGTGTTGCGCTTCACGTTTATAGCAGATATGAGAGCGTTCTCCGTCTGCTGTCCGTAAATCCCGTCGACATACTGCGGATAGAGTACGTCTTTCTGAAAGTCTTTGACCGAAGCGTAACCGAGCTCAGCGAGATATTCGTTAACTGTCTTGTTATCAAGCATCGTTATTCCTCGCTTTCTATCTCCCCTTCTTCGTGAAGCATTTCTTCATAGCCGAGCATATCCTTCAGTAAGTCCTCGTTGAACATCCGCGTCTGGTTCTCATCGTAGTAATTTCTCGTACTTACTCCGAGAAGCGTACCAAGTAAAAGAGCGACCGCTCCGATGGTCGCTCCGATCTCAACTGTGTAGCTTATGTTCCAGATCTTGCCTATCGTCAGCCAGAACACTTGCAAGGCTGGCAAGGCTATTAAGGCTATCCACTTAAGAGTATCGTACGTTCGATTTTTTAGCATATTATTCGTCCTTTCTGTCACTCCATACTCTCTTGCCGTCGACAACTTTCCATGTCCTCCCCTTAAGAATACCTTTGTGACTTTCGCTCAGTTTTTTCTTCGTTTCCTCTGAATGATGCTTACCGCGATTATGCTCCTGCGCTTTCTTTATGTTTTCCTTTGTTGCGATTTGTGCCTTCTCGCTATTTCTATGCGCTTCACTTAATGCCTTTTTATGCTCATTAGAAAATGGCTTTCCTCGGCTTGCTTCATGCGCTCGTTTAATGTTTTGCCTTGACACTTCTGGTGGGCAATACGCAGGATGCCCCATCTTACTTAAAGAATTGTTTGCACAGCTTTTGGGGTTATTGCAATTCTCTTTTTGAGTACACCAACGCAGATTGTCCACAGTATTATTTAGTGGGTTTGTGTCAATATGATCGACGATAGGCTTGCCTTCCGGGTTTGGAATAAACGCTATGGCAACAAGCCTATGCACTAAAAACACTTTAGGTTTTCCATCTTTGCACAATGTGACTGTTGCATATCCTTTATTAATGTTAGGCTTTAACAACCTGTTTTTCTTCTTTTGAAAGCCTTTTCCGTTTGTCGCCTTGCGACGCAAAGACCTAACATTTCCAAGATTGCTAACTTCATATTGCCCTTCATATTCTTTTATTGGTTTCCATTTTTCTGCCATAATATTAGCCCCCCATTTGCTTGAAATTTCATGCTTATATTATAACATAAATGGCAACTACTTACTATCTCTCATAAGTTCTGTTGTCGAGTTTCATAATGTTCTCCTTATGCTATGCGTATTGCTCTCAGACGTGCAGCGTTTACGTCAACAGCACTGCTTGTTGAATGATATTCCGTGTTTATTTAAGTTCCTTCTTTTCGTCCTGCGTTGGGCATATATACGGTTCTTCGCATATTTCCCAAAAAGGACAGTCATGGCACTTTGGTGGCATAGAGTCAATATCGTTCATTGTTTATGCTCCTATTTTGTTCTGCCGTTCGGTATTTACTTAAAACGAACAACCAGTAATCAATAATCAAAATCATCGACCATGACCTCAGGCAAATCAAGTAACACCCTTGCAAATAATGCTCTTGCACCTTGTGCTGTTGGGTGTACGCCGTCACTTGACAACATACCACTATGCCATACACCGCTTGCCGATGCTCCAACGGCCTTTGCAAAATCAATATAACGATATCCGCTTGACCTGATCCATGCGTTTTTCTGCTCATGGTTGATTGTCGGCACTGTCGGAATGGTGCCGAATATTGGTGTAACATTGTTTTGAGTACAATATAGCAAAAAGTAATCCCTTGCTGTTACCCAGTTTGTTGACGGGGCTGTCGAACTGTCGCTTGTATCGTTCATACCCAAACACCAGACAGCATATTTGGGCGTACCAAACGTAAGCAAATTATTAAACGATACTCGACCATTTGTGCCACCCTCTCCTGGGTATCCATCAAGCAAACAATGCTTATCGTACCCATATTGATGCAAGTAATATGTCCATCTGTTTACATCATACGCAAAATACGAATCGCCAAACATCCAGATGTCTTTTATTAAATCAACACACGTCCATGTTAGCTTGCACTCTGTCAGTACAGTATCAACAGAAAGCACAAACGGATTGCCGATGCTTTGCCTTACAAAGTTTGTAAAGTCATGCTCGAACATATTACCACCACTGAAAAGCGTAAATTTACATACCGCTGTGTCGGCCATCTCCCAGATTATCTGAATATTATCTGCAATACTCAGTCCATGTGCGACCACTACAGGTGTCGATGTGCTTCTTGCGTAATAGCTGATATTTGTTCCGTCAATGCGGAATGTGTTTATTTGGTTGGCGTCAGTAGCAACAGCCGTGCTGAAAGACAAACCGATTCTGAGTGAATCAAATGATGAAATATTCCCTTCAAAAACAATTCTTTCACCTTTTCTCAAATTGTTTCTGACATCAAGCAACTGCATATTGTCACCACTTGCGAGATTCCCAGTGACAGACTTGTATTTTTGTTTATCGCGTGTCGCTGATCGAATGCCATAAATCTCATAAGAGTTGACTGGAAAAGTATTATGGTCGAAAGAAAAGCAAATATAACTTGCCCCTGTTGAGTTAATCTGAGTGACGTTCTGTAACATACTGCCAATTACCGTTTCTTTATCCGATGCGACAAGAAACGCAAACCGGCAGTTTGTGAATGTATACACACTTGAGCCATCGACAGGAAGTAAATAAGCACTATAAGCACTACTTGCCGTTATTATTAATTTACCATTTGCAATGTTTCCATAACCAGAATCAGAAAGCAATTCGGCATGACCAAAAAGATTTACACCACTGTTATACTCGATACTGTATACTCTGCTATCAACAGCATCAATCTGATTTTGGAATGTATCCGACCAAGCAGGAAGCTCAAACCCTGTTTGCAGTTTAGTGCCTTTTGACGCTATATAAGAATCAATAGGATAGGTTGTTTTTACGAAAGAAAAACAAATGTAACTAGCACCAGTAGAATTAACTTGCGTTACATTTTGTAACAGGCTCCCTATTGCCGTTTCCTTATCAGAATCAACAAGAAAAGCAAATCGGCAGTTTGTAAATGTATATATACTTTCCCCATCTACTGGTAACAGATATGCATTATAGTTTGTTGACGGCTGAATAGGAGAAATTTTTCCGTTAACTATGGTGGCATAACCATTCTCATATAAAAGTTCAGCTTCATCCGCAAACAGATTTAGGTTATGATAACCATCTTTGAATTGATTTAAATCACTCTTTAAATTACCAACCTGATCCCGTATTGCATCGCCCAGCGATGAATATGTAACGCCATCCGCTCCAAGTCTTGCGTCGACAATTTCCTCTGCTGACGGAGCCGGTCCCGCTATGATGTTGTCGATTCTGGCATTGAGCGGAGCATAAAGATCAGCTGCCGAGATCTTGCTGGTGTCGGCACCGTTATCGGTAGCAAAATAATCATTTGCTCCCGGCGTCCCGCTGAATGTGTTTAGTTCGTGAATTTGCATTGTTTTCTCCTATTTGTTGATACCAAGTGCCTCGGCTAATGTAGTCGATAAATCTCCGAGCTCCATGCTCTCGTATCTGTTCTGAAGCACGTCCCAGACCGTCTTGACTATCTTGAACCTTGCCTGTGTGTTGTAATATGGGAATATCACGTTTATCGAGTCGCATAATCTGCAATTCAAAAGGTTCCGAAACTGAGCATATTCAGGCGAGTCTTGCAGTCTTACAAATTCAACGTGAATGGTCTGCTTCGGGATGAATGGTTGTGTTGTTGCCAATATCGACGCAGCCATTTCTTCGACTTGTGCCTTTGTCGGCTGATTCTCAAATTTGTCTGATAAATCGAGCGGAACGCACTCCCCTCGCCCTGTCAACGTTGAGCCGTTGCAGTCCTGTCGGTCTCCGATAACGATCGCGCTGTCGTTTTTCCAATAAGGGATGCAACTCGAATATGCTCCGGAGCTGTCGAGATCTTCGTCGTACTTGAGCATATTCACGCCGTAACGAATCGAGAAGTCTCTGTCCTCGCCTCTGGAGCCCCACAGTCTGACCGTCCACTTGTCCCACTCATACTCGCCTCCATAGGCATCAAGGATTGACCCCTCTACCCCGCCGAGAAATGAGCGGACTGTTTTCGGTACACCGTCCGCACTCGACATATAGCCGGTGCTCATTTTGTTCGTCCAATATGTGAACGGATTGTCCGGCTCCGAGTTCTTCAGCATATCGAACGCATCTGCGAGACTGTTGATATTCGTTCCGTTTGCGGTCAGATAAGACTGCCTATAACTGATGTGAACCGCGTGGAACGTGACCACTCCATCAATCGGCCTTGAGAATGATACGATGTCAAACGGCTGAATATCTCTCACTTTAAAATCAGTCGTTCGTTCACCAGTAAGAGCCAGCCCGTTCTCATCTGTGATAGTGTCGAGTTCTTCATCCGTCAGAGGCCCGATAAGTCGCTCGGTCGTTTTTAGATTGTAATCATCGTGTGTGACTCCGACGATGCGTCCTATCTGGATAAGGTCGTAATTCGCGCCCGTGACAGGATACTCAAAATCGCACTCATAGATTCCGTTCCGCTCTTCGGCTACCTTGCACGATATACAGTCCCTAAGGCGTCCGAGTCCGTTGCTGGCGAAGGTCGTTTCATTCTTGTCATATAGAATCGGTATCATATCTTCCACCACCTCGGAGTGATTTCCATCGTTGTGAATGTGTTGTCGAATGAGACTATATCTTCTCCCGGTGCGAGTGTAGGAAGTTCTGCCGGTAACGAAACACCATAATTCGCGCTTGTGCCATCATCAAAATATGCCTCACCGATGTCGAGGTCGATATAGACTTCACTATCTTTGATTACCGTAGAATAGCCGTTGACCTGTCCGATTGCTCCGCTGACGCTGTTTTTATAAGTTGCTTCATCGATGAATGTTGACGCATTTAGCGTGATTGTTTCAGCGCCATCATACACCAGCTGTATAACAGTAGGTTTACTGCTTGAAACAGATCCCTCTTCAGCAGTCCATGTCTGTGTGTATTGGTATGCCTTTGTTGCCGCTGTGCCCTTCTTGAAGTTCTGCGCCGGTATCGTTGTCCTGAAATATGCCGACGTAGGTGACGAGATTACGCCCTTTGTTGACCAACTCTCCCCCGATTCAAGCTCGACCAGCGTATTTGTAAATGTCCATCCCGCAACAAGCGAAACGCTGTATGTGATATTCGATTCGCTCACACGGATGTTGTCGCCTGTATTGAGATTTCTTAGGTCGAGCGTTGCCTTTGCCATCTCCGCAGTTTGTGCCGCAGTCATGTTAGACTTGCTGAAGGAGACTCCATTCGAGAGCAATACGTCTCCGATCGGTATCGCCTCGACCTTTATCGGAGCACCACCGAACGCAATCTGTCCGTAGCCCTTGCACCTTATCAGCGGACTCGACCCGAACCGAGTCGGATTCGTCAGCGTCTCGCCATCTGCCACAGTTACCGCCTCTTCCCCGCTCGTCAGCCATCTCTGCGGCTTGCAGTCAAATACGATGTCGAATTTTGCCGCCGTATTGTAATTGATAGGCTTTATATCAAGGCCGCTTATGAACGTGGCCATTCTGTATTCGTCAGTATGGAATGTGTCTGTAAGCCGCTGATATCCCTCCTGAGCGCATAAAGCGTTCCTAAACGCGTCAAGGTTTGCTTTGAAGGTAGCCAGATCCGGCTCAAAGTTGAACGCTGAATATTTCACTGTGATATTCTCAAATCTGCCCTTATCAAGCGCAAATGAGCCATTGCGTCCCGGTATGCTCACCATCTCGACATCACGTTCAGGTGCGTTGAACACACCCTCCCCGCCTATATAAATGCCATAATCGGCGGAATTGACTCCGCCGAATGTGATACTGTTTCGCATTACTGCCATGCGAGCCTCCTCTGATTAGTTTCTCTTATAAGAACACGCTTGACCTCTTCTGCTATTGCTTTCGGGTCTTTGTCAGATCCGTTTATGTAAATATTGAATGTAGCGCCGCCCTGCACGTTGTTGGCGATCTCGTCCATCTTCTTCCAGAACGGATTGAGTGGAAGGATTGCTTCAGGGCCGGCTTCTCCACCAGCCATGCCGAACAATGTCGGATTGTCCATGATACCGCCCTTTGCGTACCATGACAGGGACAGCTTCGGGACGGAAGGCGGATTGATGCTGAACTTACCCGAGATGCTGAAGTGTGGCAATTTGATATTGCTCATGACTCTTCCGATGCTGAATGGGAAGAAGCTCTTGATCCTGTCGATTACCGCTTTTACCTTGCCGATCAGTGCTTGTATCGGAGCCATAAACCTCTGCGCGATGCCTTGTGCCGCTTGTGTTACTCTGCCCCATATAGCTGAGCCGAGGCCGGTGATGATTGCGAGACCGATGCGTCCTATTGCCGCCACGATCTTCGGCAAGTTGGTGATGAACGATGTCGCAAGCTGGCCGATAAGCTTTCCTCCCGCTGAGATTATCTTAGGAATATTTGTTGCCAACCAGGTTGATACCGTCTGCCCTGTCAAACCATCCGCAAGCCCTGTAATATATGTTGTTATGCTCGACAAGAGCGAGGTGATATTTGAAATCAAGAGCGGAAGCCCTTGCTGAAGAAATGCTCCGATAGCCGCCGGAAGTGAGGACACTAAAGTCCCTATCATCGGAAGGAAGTTCCCGAAGAAGAAAGTGGAGACCGATGTCATCAAATTGGTCATAGCCGGGCCCACGTTCTCACCGATGGCGAGAGATCCGAGGAAATTCTGTGCCGCTGCCTTCATAGCGTTAAATGATCCGCTGAAAGTTGTAGCTGCTTCGTCTGCCGCCACGCCAGTCAGACCGAGATCGCCCTGGATTGCATGGATAGCGTTGTAAACATCTCCAAGATTATCAATATCGTAATGGACCCCCGTCAGCTTTTCAGCGTCTGCGAGTAATCGCTCCATTTCTGACTTTGTGCCACCATAACCAAGTTTGAGGTTGTCGAGCATGGTATAATTTTGCTTACTGAAACCGGCATAAGCCATTTGAAGTGAGTTTACATCGGTTCCCATTTTGGCACTGTTGTCTGCCATGTCTTGTATAGCCATGTCAGCAGCTTGAGCTGCCTTTACAACATCGCCACCATAAGCACTCTTGAGCGCGGCCCCGAATGATACGGCTTGTTCTGAGTAATCATTCATTGAGATGCCATACGCAGCCGCCGCTTTTGCGTGTTCTCTTACAGACGCCGCTGCATCACCATAAAGAGTCTCAAGTCCACCGATGTATGACTGCTGAAGTTTTGCTCCTTCACCCAATGCCGCCTTGATGCCCTTCACTGCAACCGCGCCGAGTCCAGCTGCGATAATAGCTTTCTTTGCGAACGACCCAATCTTTCCACCTAAATTTGTGCCCGCAGACTCAGCTTCGCCACCGAGCACGTTGGTAATGGATCCTTTTATACCCTGAGCGGATGGAACTATTTGCACATATGCTGTGCCGAGTGTTGTACCCGCCATGTTATTCTCCTCTGATTCGTTTTAACGTAGCTTCAAACTCTTCAGCAGACTTGAAGCCTTTTACTTTTTTCTTTTCGCCTTGCAGTGCCTCCGTAAATAAGAACGGCTTGTAACTTCTGCCTTCCTTGCTGAAACCGGCTCGGAACATCGACAGATTGTCTGCAATTGCGGCGAGTATTACCGTCTCCAAGCTGACCGGAGAGCCGGCCATCTTGAGTTTGATTCGTGAGTTATCCCTCAGACCAGCAGATAAGGTCGCCACCAGACGAACCGGGAGCGACCTATAATCAAATAACTGATATGTCTCAGCAAGGTCGCAGATAAGCGCATCCTCATCGAGTTCTATCATGCTGGCGAGGGTTATGAGTTTTTTAATTCGTTAACAGACTCCATAAGTTCTGTCAGCGCATCTACCATTTTGTTTGCCGGAGTGATACCGTCCACCTCAAGATGCTTTGCAAGTTTTTCGACCTCTTTTTCACCACCGAGAAGTTTCTCAGCAATGTCCACTATCAGGCCTGTGTCGCCCTTGTCGATTTTGCGGAGCATTGTGAGGAAGCCCCAATCATTTAGGCATTTCTCATCGAGCTGGACCTCAAATCCGTCACTTAAACGTGCTTTCATTCTCCACCTCCCCCACTGTGTCCGTTATTAGGACTGCTTGATGTACTCGTAGTGAGTGTTACCACTTGCGTCTGGCAGTGCTGTGACTGTCACTTCGTAGCCAACAGCGTCAGAGTCAGTGTACTCGATGTCTCCGATCTCGGAGATCTTTCCGTGTGGGATTACCACCCTCTTTACCGTGTTGCTATTCATAACCATGTCGATTGCCCAGACTGCTTCTTCTGGCTCATCAGCATTTGCCTCGATTGTGATGCCTGTGGAAAGTGTTCCAGCGACATTACTTGAGCCATATACGGCTTTGAGCACTTCCACGTTCAGAACTTCGATAAGAGTGAACTGGAATGTATCAGTTTTCTCTTCCTGAATGTTCAGAACTGTGTCGCCACCCCATGCCTTGATGTCCGTAGTCTCAGGGCTGTTGCTGTTTGTCAGGCCATCCTCACTACAATAGCCGAGTGCCTTAAAAGCCGCATCAAGCGCGGTCGTTGCATCTGTTGGAAGAGTCGTGCCCGCAGCAGCTCTCCAAATAGCACCACCTATCGCCGGCTTGCCAGCACTTACGTTTCCTACTGTCTGTGCCATTTAATGTCCTCCTAATAATGAGTTATCTGATACACGGCTTGCCAGCGATACTGCTTTGTAGTCGTGTCCGTATAGTTGTAATCTGTTTCGAGTTCGACGCGAGTTACCTTGTCGAGTTCAGCAAAGCCGACCATCGCGCTTGCAACTGTGTCGTTCAGCACCATCGCGTTATAAAGCGAATCGCCGTATGACTGGATTGCAAACGTGGTCGTGATAATGTGGTTGGTGCGACTGCTCGCTGTTTGATCAATCAGGACATATCCTGTTGTCTGTTCAGGAGCTTCCATCACAACCGGAACATCGAGTGAGGCCGAAAGATAATCAAGAAGTGTTTTCGCTATCATCTGCCACCTCCTAATGCTTTAAGCAGAGTATTATTGTCATAATTGTCTTTCCGAGCCTCATAGGTCTCTGCGTGGACTGATGCGTTCGCACGATTCCTACCGACATAAGTTGTGACTTCATATCCATCACCCACTCTGCCTCGGATCTCGTTCGCATAGCCCTGGCATACGCTAAGAGACTCCTGGGAGCGAAGTAATTCCCTCACTCCGCCTCTATCCAATTCAAACCTAACCTTGCTCATATCTTTCGACTCTGACTTTCTTGTTCCAGCTGAGAGGAATTAGCCACTCGATGCCCTCTTCCGGCATTTCGATGATTCGCCACTCCCTATCAAAAAAGGCGACCTTTTTACCAGCCGCCCAGTCGTTTGTGTCGCCTTTCGGAATTGCCAGTGTATAGTCGCCTCTGCGTCCTTCCAGATTGGTAGGTTCAAGAACTTCCATCGAGGCTGCCGGTGCGATAAGTACGTTCTCGACTGTCACCGGTGTTTCCTCATAAATCGGATGGTTCAGCTCGTCCCTTCCTGTCTCTGTTCGGTCGTAAAGAGTTACTGTATATCCTCTCATGGCGTGACCTCCTCAGTCGGAACAAGTTCCTGTGTCGGACTGTATGATCCGATCTTGTTTCCTGTTCCAAGGAGTTTCTTCTCAAGTTTGCCGATGTAAAGCTCACCCGCAGATCCGGCGCTAATGGTCCAGCTCTGCGAGTATCCGAGCGCTGACATACTTCCCTGAGTCGCGCCCATAGGAATACCGGCATCGGTACCATCACCGATTGCCCTTATTACCATACGGACCGAGACAAGTTTTTTCGCACCCGCATCAGCATTTGAGTTGTATGCATCGATTATGACTGCGGCATCATCCAACAAGTTTGAGCAGACACCCTGTTCTGCTTCTGACATCTGTCTCGTCATACGAGCCTGAACATCACTAACTGTTGCGTATGCCATGCCGTCACCTCACTTTTTCTTCGCTGTTTTAGTTTTGCCCTTCGGTGCCGTGTTTACTGGTTTCGTATCGGCAGCGGCGAGTTTGTGACCCGCCGCTTTATATTCCTCTACGCGTTCTTCCGCGACCCACATCTCGGTGCCGAGAAGGCTATTAATCATTTTTACCATTATGCTGAGTACGGAGTTGTGAGCCTGTTGAAGCAGCTTGTGTCGGCGCGGAAT